GAGCAACAAGAAGATTTGGAAGATGTCCGACATCGCCAAGCTGAAATCGTGGGAGTTTGAAAAACTGGAAACAGAAATAGACTTAGCACGAACAGAAGGGCGAATAACCCAATAACTAACCTCAAATAGAGGAAGGATACTATAATGGCTTTTACTACAAGTGCAGGGTATGGAAATTTACCGTCAGGTAACTTCGCACCCGAAATTTTTAGCCAAAAAGTTCTTAAGTTCTTCCGTAGAGCTTCGGTGGCAGAAGATATTACTAATACCGACTATACTGGCGAAATCGAGAACTTTGGCGATACTGTCAACATAATGAAAGAACCAACACTCACTGTTACTGCGTATCAGAGAGGTTCTGTCGTTAACCCTCAAGACTTAGCTGATGACCAAATAACATTGGTTGTTGACAAAGCAAATGCTTTTGCATTTAAAATAGACGACATAGAAGAGAGACATTCACATGTCAACTTTGAAGCGTTAGCAACTTCTTCAGGTGCTTATTCTTTAAAGAAAAAGTTTGATGCCAACATTCTTCAGAACTTATCTGATGCAGCTGGTATCGGAGCTTCTGCAGTGTCGGGTACAACTTTAACAACTACTGCTGCAGCAGGTGACATAGGAACAGCTAATGCTCCTATTAACGTTGAGACAGACGACAATGGTATCAATATGATGCTTGCGATGGCTAGACTTCTTGACGACCAATCTGTTCCTGAAGAAAACAGATGGTTTGTAGCACCTCCTATATTTTATCAGAAAGCTTTTCAAGCTGGAAATAAAATAGCCGAAGTAAATATTACAGGCGATGGCACTTCTCCTTTGAGAAATGGTCTTGCAATGGTAGGTACTTTAGCAGGTTTTAGATGTTATAAATCTACAGCTTTAAATAGTACAGGTGGAGTTGATCAAGTAACATTAACAGATGCGTCAGCTACGTTAGCTACAGATGCTTCTGAGAATGTTGTTCTTGCAGGTCACATCTCAGCTATGGCTACAGCGTCTCACATCGCTAAGACTGAAGTGGTACGTTCAACTGAATCATTCTCTGACGTTATTCGAGGATTGCATGTTTTTGGAAGAAAAGTCCTAAGACAAGAAGCAATTGTTCGTGGCGTTATAGATTTTGCATAGAGAGGATAATTAAATGGCTACTGTTGATTTCACCATGACTGGTGGGGGAACTATAGGTCACCCTGCTCACGCAATCAGACCTTACATCGTTCAGTCCAAAATATTTGATGCTGCCGATACAAACCTTACAGCTAATGATGTCATCAAGGTGATTGATCTTCCTGACAACTCCATCGTTCTTGGTGGTTGTCTTGACGTTCTTGAAGCTGGTGGTTCTAGTGTGACTTTTGATGTTGGAGTTAGTACCGACATTGACGCTTTCTGTGATGGCGTTGATGGAAATGCTGATGCCATCTACAACTTTCACCCTACAGCTGCAGGTATCAACACTGTTATAGCCACTGATGCTATCCAAGTTAAAATCTTGGGTGCAGATTCTGCTGTAGTACGTTTCAGAGTTATTGCTTTGATTGCCGATATCGGTGATCCAACTGCAATGGTTCAGACTGCTGCTGTTCAGACAGGTGTCTAACAACTAAATTTGAGAGGGCAGGGCAACTTGCCCTCTTGACAATTACAACATAAATTTATAAGGATACATACGATGGCTCTTACATTATTCGATAAAACTATGAAAATGAAAGCAAAAGATGCTAGAGGTAAACTTTCTAAAAAAGATGTAGCTGATTTTAAAGAAATGAAAAGTTATTTAAAACCATCAGTTGCAAAACAAATTAACAATATGGTTACTAATTTAGGTAAAGCTATAAAGGGTAAAGGAAGTTCCACTAATAAAGCTATTGCTAAAGGCAAATTAAAACAAACTGTTAGAACAGTTGGTCAAATGGATCAGGGCGTTAAAGCACAAAGAATAGCTAAAAAAGGTGGTAATCCTGATATCCAAAAGAAACAAGGATTTGTAGGACAAACTAGAGACAAGTATAAAAGAGGTAACTAGTGTCTGAAAAAGGTACAATGAAAGGTCACACCATTAAAGGTGGTCATAAACGCAAAACCCAAGATGGTGCGGGTATGACAGCTAAAGGTGTAGCTAAGTACAAAAAGGACAACCCCGGATCAAAACTAAAGACAGCAGTAACAGGTAAAGTAAAGAAGGGTAGCACAGCGGCTAAGAGACGTAAGTCCTATTGTGCTAGAAGCTTGGGGCAAATGAAGAAGTTTCCTAAAGCTGCAAAAGACCCTAACAGTCGCCTGAGACAAGCTAGAAAGAGATGGAAATGTTAAGACAATTCAATTTTATATTATTTAAATTCTTTAACAAGATAGGCAACAGTTTTTACAGACGTTACGTAACTCAGTTGCATAGGAGTCAAGGGAGAGTATAATGCTAGGTGCATTGATAGGTCCTATTGCTAATTTAGCTAGTTCATGGATGAACAGTAAGGTTGAGAAGGTTAAAGCTGATGGTCAAGCTAAAGTAGCTCAAGCCAGAGCTAAAGCAGTCGTTGCAGAGAAAGTAGCAACAGGCGAAGTCCAGTGGGAGAAGTCTATGGCAGATGCTACAGATAATAGCTGGAAAGACGAATTTGCCTTAGTTGTACTGTTAGCCCCAGCGATTTTAGTCTTCATTCCTAGTATGACAGAGTACGTCAGAACAGGCTTTGAGGTACTTAATAATTTACCAGAATGGTATCAATACCTTTTATTTATAGCTGTGAGTAGCTCGTTTGGAATTAAAGGGGTTGGTCAGGCAATGAAACTTATGGGAAAGAAGGGTTAACAACATGGCTATGGACACACACAAAACTAAGTCTGGTAAGACAGCTAAGAAGGGCTTGTATTACAACATCAACCAGAAGAAGAAGGCTGGTAAAAGTGCTACTAAGAAGAAGTCAACTATATCTCCTAAAGCGTATGCTAATATGCAAGCAGGCTTTCCTAAGAAAAAGAAAAAGGTTTAACAATGAAATACGATGCTGATGAACTAGTCAAGATGATTGCTTTACATGAAGGTCTACGACTTAACGTCTACCAAGACCACTTAGGTATAGATACAATAGGCATTGGTAGAAACTTGCAGGATAGAGGTATCACAGATGGTGAGCTATCCTACATAAACAAAACTACAGAAGAAGTTTACGAAGCTGGTCTTACAATGGAAGAAGCATACTATCTGTGTAGGAATGATATAGCCATCGTAGAAAAAGAGTTACTTGCCAACAAGCCAATAGTAAATCAACTAAGTGCTGTAAGACAAATGGTACTTATAGACATGGCATTTAATATGGGTGTTCCAAGATTAATGAAATTTAAAGATATGTGGTTAGCCATAGAAAAAGTAAACTACATCGCAGCTTGCGAAGAGATGATTGATTCTAGATGGGCAGACCAAGTAAAAGGTAGAGCTATGAAGCTATCTTTAGCAATGAAAAATGGAGAGTGGACTTGACCGAAGAAAAGAAAAAGTGTGACACTTGCACATGCTACGAGTGTGATTGCGAAGAATGTACTTGCACTTGCCACAAAGAAGAAGAGGTACAAGGAGTACCTGTGTAAGTGAATGGTTGAGTTTGTACTTGTATTTATGATGGGGCTGCAAGTCATAGACCAAACGCAAACTTTTAACGACATAAATCGTTGCTTATATTTTGCAGAACGATTACACAGACAACCATCAATACCACAGAAGCAAGGGTCAAATTTGCAGATAACAGCGTATTGTAAACCAGTAAGGAAAAACTAATGGACCCATTGACTATTAGCATCGCTGTAGGAGTAGCTGGAAAAGCTTTTAGTGCAATTAAATCTGGATTTGCGATGGGTCGTGATTTGGAACAGATGTCTGGTGATATAAGTCGGTGGATGGGAGCAGCATCAGATGTTGACAACGCAGAGAAACAAGCAAAGAATCCCGGAGTGTTTAGCCAAATCTTTGGTGCAGGAAGCATTGAGACAATGGCTTTGCAAGCTTACTCTGCTAAAAAGAAACTAGAAGAACAACGATATGAATTAAAGATGTACTTGAATTTGACTATAGGACCTAACGCCTACGATGAACTCCTTCAGATGGAAGGTGAAATTAGAAAAGAAAGACAGCGAACTATCTATAAACAACAAGCCTTAAGAAAACAGATAGGTGAAGGAATAGGATGGTTATTTCTAGTTCTTGTGATAGGTGGATTTTTGTTATTATTAGCTGGCGTGCTTTCTAAACAATCACAAGCTAAAGATTGGACTGATCAACAAAAGTTGTGGCAGAAGCTAGTTACTAAACCAGTTTATGTTACTTGCCGATTAAAGTCACAGAAGGTATGGAAAAATAAGATGGCTTGTATCTATCAAGGTGCAAACAAAACTTATGAGATGGAATTTACTGACATTAGGTTAGGTTGTCCTAAGCAGTATAAATGTCTACATAATCCTAATTCTAAAGAGCCATCAATAGACGATGTTATGGATAGTTTGAGAAGTATTGCCAAGTGAGTCCCTGCGTAGGTGTCTGTAAGTTAGATGACAATAATATCTGTGTTGGGTGCAATAGATCAATAGAAGAAATAAAAGAAGCTTTTAAGAGACTATCTAAATAAACTTCTTGCTATTTGTGTATTTTATGTGTATAATTTATACAACAGGGGGTTTATAATGAAGAATTTAGCAGCACAAGCGTTGGCGTTCCAATACAAGTTACAACTTGAAAACGCAACATCGTTAATTAACACAAACAATAGACCATTAGACCAGATAGATAAAGCACTTGGCGAGATGGTTTTAGCTAATCAAAAATTGCAACTCCTTAACAGGATTGTAGACGAGAACAATCCCAAAGAGATTGCAGAACCCCCCGAAAGCAATTAATAAATGGCAAGTACCTATCTAACATTAGTAAATAACGTACTACGGGATATGAACGAAGTGGAGCTTACTAGCTCTAACTTTACTAGTTCTAGAGGTGTACAAACTACTGTAAAAGATTACATAAACAGATCAATATCCGACATACTTAACGCAGAGATAAACTGGCCCTTTACTAGAGCAGAAGGATCAGTTGATGCAATTGCAGGTAAACAACTATACAGTTTTGCATCCATAGCTTCTACATTAAAGTATATTGACTACGACAACGTATTTCTTATGCCAAAAGATTATATCACTAACGGAGACTTTGAAATATCAGGGTCGGCTAGTATTACTAACTGGGCTACCATATCTGGCTCTCCTGCAGCAAGTTCTAAGTTTGGTAACACTTTGTTACTTACTAGTGCTAAGTCCTCCCAAGAGGTTGAAGACCTAATCGTAGGCAAGTCTTACATTATACTTATACAGACTAGTGGTGCTACACTTACATTAGATGTAGGAACTAGTTCAGGTGGCACACAAACAAAGACAACAACTCTTACTATAGCAAGTGGTAATGAAGTGTTACTATCTGAAGTAACTTTTACAGCCACAGCTACAACTCATTATGTTACATTTACAGAATCAGCAGGAGCTACTGCCTACGTTAAATTAGTTCAGCTAGTAGAAAACATAACACCTATAGGTCTTAAGTACATATCTTACGAAGAGTACAGTGAAAGATACAGAGAAAGAGACTCCCGCCCTGACACAGATAAGTTTTCCGATCCAGAATTTATATACACAACTTACAATGATGAGATAGGTTTAAGTCCTATCCCTGATACAAGCAACAGAACAATTAAATTTGATTACTACACATCTAATGTTGATTTGTCTGCACACGATGACACAGGTATTATACCAACTAGATTTGAATCCGTAATAAATGCTCGTGCAAAGTATTACACCTACATGTTTAGATCAGATGTACAAACTGCACAGTATGCTCTTAAGGAATACGAAGACGGTGTTAAACGTATGAGAGTGGAATTAATAAATCGAAAAAATTACATGAGGGCAGTATAATTGGCTGATCTAAGTGAAACCGCTGCATTTCCATTCGTCTGTGAAGGTGGGTTAGTTCTTAACCAATCTACTTTTATAATGAAACCGGGACAAGCTTTGGCT